CAACTTCAAACCCACTAATGGTTCGAATGGTAACCTTGTTAATGTTGCATCGGGTGCCGTTACTCCAATTCTTTCGCTTGATACCTTTAAGCCTATTAAAACCAGTGATACATATCAAACCGATCAGAGTTCTGAGTTTGAAGACATTGGTAATAATTTCATCGATTTCTCAGAATTAAACCCATTTGGAATACCAGATAATGCTTAGTGGAACACATTTTTATAATCAAACAATAAGAAAATCCGTTGCTGTATTCGGAACTATATTTAATAATGTTCGCATTCGTAAATATAATAGTACGGAAGAAAGGGTTCCAATCTCTTATGGACCAAGACAAAAGTTTCTTGCCAGTATAGAATCAGATAAAAGAGATGAAGCAGTTGCGATCAAAGTGCCAAGAATGAGTTTTGAGATCACCGATATATCTTATGATTCTGCAACAAGTTTAAATAAGAATAATAAGATATATTTCAATGATACCGTTACTGGCAAAGATGTTATAAATCAAAGTGTTCCTTACACATTGGGTATGCAATTAAATATTCTTTCCAAGACTCAAGATGAAGCCCTTCAAATTATGGAGCAGATTCTTCCTACTTTTACACCAGAATATACAGTGGCTATCAAGGATATGAATGGGCCAGGCTCATCTGTTGATGTACCAATTATTCTTGAAGGTGTTTCTTTTCAAGATGAGTACGAAGGAGATTTCGAAACAAGGAGAACAATCCTTCATACCCTTGATTTTAAAATGAAGATTAGATTCTATGGACTAACTACCACTAAGCCACTTATCAAAACTGTTGAAGCAGAATTATTTGATACAACAGTGGAAGCACGACCTTCAGAACCTATCGATAGAGTTAAAGCCACAACAGGAGCATCTGATACCGCAGATAACTTTACAGCAACAACAACATTTGGCTTTGATGATTAATAAAAACTGTATAAATAAACAAAGAAAGATTTAATTAAAAAAATATGAGTGCAATTATAACCCCAACATTTAGAAGAAACGCTGTTTCAGATTTCAAGGCTGGCGTAGACAACGAAGCCAATAATTATTACATTGGTATAGGAAAACTTACACCTTGGCCCAATAATCCAGGTGAACAAGGCCAGCCATCCGTAGGAGAAGAATCCTCTACATTTGTCGAGCCACTTCCACAGGTGACCTTGAATGAAGAAAAGGATGTCCGAGATGAATTGATGACACTAGTCAAGGTTTCGACGGATGATGTCAGAGCCATGATTCCAAAGAATCAATGGAAGCCGAATAGAAAATATAAGAGATATGATCCTACCGACCCTCTTACCTTTGAATATGAAGGACAATTTTTCCCGTGCGTATCAGTAAGTAATGATAGGATATATCTTTGCGTTGCAAACGGTGCTCAACAAGTAGCACCTGGTCTTAATGGAACTCCGGCGGATAGCTTGAGAGCTCCAGATTATGATAATATTACATTTCAAAATAATGGTGTCAATGGAAACCCCGCAAATAGAGTTAGCATCGAAGATGATAATGGTTATATGTGGGCATACCTAGGTGATCTGAAGAGTAATAGTAAACTGGATAATGATCAGTTTGTTGGAATTCCAGACGTATTGATTGATACAGAGCAAAATGAATCACGCGCAACTGCAGCTAAAGCAGCAACTGGCGGACTAATTTATGGTTTTAAGGTAATTGAAACTTCAAATCAAATTCCTACCACCGTTGATCTTGTTATTGAAGGTGTTGGCGAAGACGGCAATGCACTGCCTAACACTGATATTATTATTAACGGACAAGTTCAATCACCTTTTGTTGTCAATGGGTTGGCCGCAGGTGGATCAAGTATCAATGAAATCAAATATTCGGGAAGCCTCAGAGCAGCACCATTGGGATATGCTAAGGCAACTGTTACTGCATATGGAGATAAAAATGATATCACGACCAAAATTGATGATGTTCAAATAATTCCTCTTCTTGCGCCAATCGAAGGATTTGGATACGATGTTAGAACCACCACTCCAGCACATTTCGTTGGACTATATACTAGATTTGCAGAATCAGTCGATGGCGAAGCCCTTACAACTGTTGCATACAGACAAATCTCAATTATCAAGAATCCTCAAAGAAGAAATGATAGTCCTAGATATACAACAGAAGATGACACCTTCTCCGATGAAGAAGGTGGTCTAGGAGAAAGTATTCATTATGATAAAGAACAAGCACTCGATTGTTTAAATTATATCCAATTCGAAGAAAATACAGGTCTTGCTGAACGCACTGCTGGAACTATTATGACACAACTTGATATAAATGGGGCACCAAAAGCCAGAGGCACTATTGTTCATGTTGATACTGGAAATTATAGAATCTATTACCAACAAGCAGACTTTCATTCAGGCAATTTCTTACCTTTCAATTCAGTTGAAGCTATTACTATACCTGATCTATCTGGCGGTAGCAACACGATCGAAGCTTCGAATGTACTAGAAGTCGTAGAGAGTGAATATATTCATAATACAGGTGAAGTTCTTTTTGTAGATAACAGAAAAAGAATTAATAGAAATGCCGACCAGATCGAAGACCTTAGAATTATCATACAATTTTAATTAATTAAATATAATATAATATGCCAAATAATATCACAGTTTATGGGGGAACACCTCACGTAGATGATTTCCAAACACCTATTGATGGTAGAACGAAAACACCAGAGGAAAGTAATTATCTAAGAATCCTTTATAAGCCAGGAGTTTCTGTCCAAGCTAGAGAGCTTAACCAGATGCAATCAATGGTGCAGTCTCAGATTGATACATTGGGACGAGGATCATTTCAAGATGGAGCTACTATTGCCGGTGGAGAAAAGCAGTTTGATGATGGTATTTACGCCGTTGATATTAATATTATAGACGAGAATGGAGAGGTCTTCGATGTTGGTAATGGTGTCAATAGAAAACACTTCCTTGATAATTTAACAACATTACAATATAAATACCCAACTTCCCAATCTGCTTCAAGAGGAGATTATTATATTAATGCCACAGTATTAAGTTATGTAGATATTCCCACAGGAGAGGATTCATATAATGTGAGATTTTTTATAAGATATGATAATTCATATCGCGATGATGATGGTATCGAATATAATACATTTCCAGACGACGCGTCCAATATATTCTATGGTGGCGTTGATAACATTCTTAGACTAGATGATGATAGCGTTGCCAACCAAGTCGGCGCTCTTCGTGGTAATGGCCCTATTTCCTCTTTCGGTGAGATTGATCCCAATGACCCAAATTCAACAAGAGGGCCCATACAACAAAATGGCTCTATCGGAACCGTTATCTCCGGTTCGCTTCGACAGGCCATCGTTGCAAAAGTTGATTCAGGTATATTCTTTGTAAAAGGTGAATTTGTATTGAATGATGAACAGTCTATATATTTCATAAAACCTGTATATGATTATCTGGCTAATGGAAAACTTGCTTTTAGAGTAGTCGAAACTGTTTTAAAAGGTACAGAACGTTTAGACCTTCAAGATAATTCGGCAGGCTATCCTAATTCCAAGGCACCAGGTGCAGATAGATATACAATCGATCTACAACTCCTTTTCCTAAGTGAAAAAGATATTGCTTCTACGAATGATGAAGATTTTATCAATAATAATTCTGATGTAATAGATATTGCCACTACAACTGGAAATGATCAATCTTCTAGTGCAGAATCATATTCTCATGTATTAACTATTGAAGATGGTAAAGATAGGACAAAGGTTGCTGATGTTTTAGATAGTAATATTACAAATGTTCTCGCTCGAAGAACAGAGGAAGAAAGTGGTGATTATGCTGTTGAGCCTTTCGTCATTGATATTAGAGAATACTATAATGATACCGCAGATTCTGAAAACCGTGGATTATATACCCTACAACAAATTAAAGATGATGGTATTTCTATAACATCTGATGATATCTCTGGACTTGTTACCAGCGGTTCAACGACCCTAAACCTTGGCGATTTGGATGATTCCGTTGAATCAAATGCGAAGATTGAGCAATATGGCGAATCCAGATTCTCAATTGGCATTGAGCCTTCAGTTGCTTATGTAGAAGGATTTCGAATTGAAGCAACAGAGAGAATTGATATTCCTGTTGAGAAGGCAAGAAGGACAGAGGATTCTGTTCTTACTACGATGTCTGCTACTTTAGGATCATACATTGAATCTGATACACCTTTTTCGGGTATTCCTAGTTTAGGAATGAATGTTGTGCAAGGTGCAGCAACAGCCAAGGTAAGAGGAATTGAAAAGGTTGGTACCAAATTTAGATTATATCTTTATAATATTGCTGGTGTATTTGTGGGAGGCACTAATCCAACCGCTATAACAGGTGGTTCTAATAGTTTTTCTTTTACTCCCAGTAGCGGATTAAAAGAATCTGATGAAAACGAAAGTTTCATTACACTTCCTTATGAAAATATTGAAAGTGTTCTAACCTCCGCAGGATCCCAGCCCCAATTAAGGATTAGATCGAAAGATACAGGTAGTATTACAAGTACAGCGCCAAATATTTGTAAACTTGACTTCTCCCAGAACGATGTGACAGAGTCTCGGCTATATGATATTGAGGCTGGCGAAACTTACTTGATTATGACTACTAATGGTGATGTTGTTATTCCAGACAGCGCTACTTTTGAAGGCGAAGGCAAAATCCTAAAGTTGAATCTGCCTTCAGGTCATAACCTCCAGCCTGGCAATTATGACGTTATGAATACATACACTGCTTCATTGACCGATGTCAAAACTAAGTCTTCAGCTAATTTTACTAAAACATTCGGCGAGGGCGCAATAACCTCGGAATTTGAAGGACTAGGAAAAGTCGATGTATATGAAATTGTAAGCGCAAAATATTTCTCGGACACGAATAGTGATGGGGTATTAAATACAGTAGATGATTCACCAGCTGCTGAAAGTAGCGTAGATATCACAAGTGAGATCGAGTTGGATGATGGTCAAAGAGACGGTATTTATAAAGAATCAAAGATTAGATATTTAGGTGGCGTAGACCTCAGTGATAAAACAGTAATAGTTACATTTAAACACTTTGAACGAAGCACGGGCGGCAACTTTTATAGTAAAAATTCATATAATACAATTGATTATAAAGACATTCCTTCGTATAATGAAGTTAGACTTAGTGATATCCTCGATTTCCGCGGAGATGAAGACATCACAAATGTAACCAATACTGGTCTAACAACATTCTTCGATCCAAATAGTATTGCACAAGCAACAGTAAATTATTATCTCAATAGAATCGATGTTGTTGTTGTAAATACCCTCGGAGAATTTAAGGTCATAACTGGCACGCCTGCTCTATATCCAGATCAGCCAAGTATACCTGATAATGCAATGCATCTCTATACCGTCAATGTTCCTGCTTATACTTTTGATATTAAAGATATCGAAAATGACTACATTGACAATAGAAGATACACAATGAGAGATATTGGTGAACTTGAAAATCGTATCAAGAATATCGAATATTATCAGACCATGTCTTTATTAGAAAATGATGCTAATGAAAAGCAGATCAATGATGAAGATGCCGATGGCAGTGTGGGTATGGAAAGATTTAAGAATGGAATCGTAGTTGATAGTTTCCTTGGTCATGGTACAGCAGATACAATTGATCCTGCTTACGCAGCTTCAGTTGATAAGGTCGAAGGTCTGATGAGACCTACCTTTGAGGAATCTAATAATAGATTTGTTCTAACTCCAGAATCTGATACCAGTGGCATAAATCCAGATGGTATGGCCACACTTGATATGGTTAGTAAAACCGTAGATGAAAATGGCAACGAAACTGCTGGCGACGAAGTCGCATTTATTAATCAAGATCAGGCAAGTATGCACATGAGTGTTAATCCTTATGCCGTCGCCGCATGGTGGGGAGAGATGAAACTGTCTCCTTCATCTGATCAATGGAAAGAAACAAGGCAAAGACCAGATATTGTTGTTAATAGAGGAAATGACGCATCGGTCTTAAATAATATCAGAAATGCTGTCAGAGCACAGGGAACACAGTGGGGCTCTTGGAGAACGAACTGGGTTGGAAGATTTAGATGGCGCCGCCGCGGCGGCTTTCGCGGCCGAGGTCGTGCTAGTTCATGGAGGCGTTTTGGCCGAAGGGGTCGTAGATGGCGCCAATGGTTGAGATACGGTCTTAGAACCACAGTGAGTGTTGAAACTGTAAGAAGAACAGTTAATAATAAGATTGTAGATACTTCTTTTGTTCCATTCATAAGATCAAGGAGAGTATATTTTACAGGTAAGTTATTCAGACCAAATACAACATTGCATCTTTATTTTGATGGCGTTGATATATCTTCATATGCAACTAAAGCCCCTTTTGTTGAATTTAAGAACAATACAGATGCTAGAAATTTCCTAGGTAGAACTGATACTCAGATATTCAAGACTTTGACTGGCAATACTGGCAGAGAAGAATTGGTAACAGATGATGCAGGAAGTATTACTGGATATTTCGTCATTCCTAATAATTCTGAACATAAATTCAGAACAGGTGAAAGAGAAGTTATTCTATCAGATTCTTCTACTGGAGCTAAGGCTGATGATTCAACAACCTCTGCATCTGTGGAATATAGTGCGACAGGTGTGATTCAACATACACAAAGAACTGTTGTTTCAACAAGAAGAGTCCGAATCAGAAGAGATTGGGTTTTCCATAGAAGAAATGTTCGAGTTCGTCGGAGAAGAAGGAGATGGAGAGACCCATTAGCTCAATCATTTATGATTGGGGAAATTGAAACGGGTGTGTATGCTACATCAGTGGATTTATATTTCCAAAAGAAATCTAATAATGTTCCTGTTCAGATGTATATTGTCACAACCGATAATGGTTATCCTTCACAGGAAATCATACCGGGCAGTGAGATAACTTTAATGCCAGAGGATGTGAATATCGACAGCACTCGTGCCACCGCAGCCACAAACTTCAGATTTGAATCGCCTGTCTATCTTTCACCGGGTGTGGAATACGCAATTGTTGTACTATCTAATGATGATAATTACAGAATGTGGCTTTCAGATATAGGTAAAGAAGATGTTACCACAGAGAAAATGATTGTGAAGAATCCATATACAGGTGTGATGTTCAAATCACAGAATGCTTCGACATGGACTGCCGATCAGAATAAAGACTTCAAGTTCAAATTAAATAGAGCTGACTTCAAGAAGAGTGATGGAAGCGTTGTATCCGAATCAAATCCATTGACAAAGGTATATGAGTTTGATCTATTGCGCGAACTTTCAGATGATAGTCCACAGCAAGAGATTTCTGTAAATTATTCACAATTGATGCTTCAAGCCGAAGAGGTGAATCTTCCACAAACATCTATTAGATACCAGTTATCTATTAAAGGAGCCAATGCCGACGGGTCACGCACGGATGCAGAGTATGTTGATGTTACCCCAGGTGAAGAATATTACCGAGGTGGAACAATCGATACTGACCTAACCAACGCAATAAAACTCAAAGTTACGATGACTAGCTCATCTCCTTTTATCACACCACTTCTTGATCTAGACAGATTGGCACTCGCAGGTGTGAGGAATATTATTAATAGCGAATCAGTAGTTCAAACAACACCTAGTGATAGCACAACTGATACAGAATTAAATGCTAATCATGGTACAGCAGAAGCAAGATATATCACACAAGAGGTTAATTTAGCCAACCCTGCGGATAAGATCAATACATATCTTGATATTAATCGTCCTATCGAAGGCTCAAATGTTAGAGTTTATATCAGAACAAAAATAGGTGAAGAAAGTATTCTGAATAAAAGCTTTGTGAGAGTATTACCTAAGAATGATAATGAAATTCCTATCAATGCTGACCCAGATGAATTTGAAGAAGTTGAATTCCAATCAGACACACAGCCTTTATTCTCGTCATTCCAGGTTAAAATTGTTATGACATCTAATGACACAGATAAGGTTCCTGTTATAAAAAGTCTGAGGTCTATCGCTACAACATAAAGATGTCCAATACAGAATATATCCCTATTGAAGATCATCCAGCATTGGTAAAAGATACTCGCCAAGGCGCTATCATAAATATAGATGATAATGCCTACGAAGCTGCACTGAAAAGAAAAGAAAGAGGAAAGCAGAATATTAAGATGAGAAAAGATATTGATGAATTAAAAACAATGATGGAATTGATACTAAAAAAATTAGATAAATAAGAATATGGCACACATAAGCATAAACAAACAATATATTGTAGCTGGAGATAGCTTTGTTCTTACCTTTGATGATTATAAAGGAGATAGTAATACTCAACTTAGATATAAAATTAGTAGTGAGGGTGATGTAGTCACCGCTGCTGATCATTTTGTAGGTGAATCTTCTCTAGAAGGTACCGTAACAATCGGTACTCAAAAACGTATCTCAAGAGAATTTAATACTACATCTACCTTTCCTGCAGGCGAAGATTTCATTCCTATAACAATTGAACTTTCTAGTACATCATCGAATCGAGTTACCTTAAGGGTTTATTCTCCTAATCATTTCACGAGAATTGATAATGATGATAAGGTCGAACTTGGTGATACATTCGATCAATGGAGAAAAAAGACAAATGGTTTCATTGCAAGATTAGATACATTAGAAAATAAAGTATATCAATATAAACAACAGACAATTGAGGTGGTAGATAACAATATCTTTTCATATGCTCTGGATTTTGATATTGATAGTGATCTGGCAACCTGGTTTGATGTTCACATCGATGGTATATCTCAGAATCCCAGCTTCGCATATACTTTAGATAAAGTCAATAATTCTATAATATTTGATGAAGCCCCAAAAAGTGGATCAGTTATCAGCATTGTTCATAAGGCAGATATCACAATGACTTCATTTGATTTGACTAATGATCTTGCAGACAAAGGATGGGTGACCAGAAATGTCCAGATAGTAGGCGTAGATAATAAAATTTCAGAAGGATTTATATTCTTCAAAGAAGCCGATCAAACATAATAAAAGAAAATGCCAAGTTCAAAAATAATACATACTAAGACAGGTCGTAAAAGCGCTACACCTCATCCAGATGACCTCGACTTTGGAGAGTTGGCTATCAATTATAATGATGGCTTATTGTTCTTTAAGAATAATAGTGAAAAGATTTCTATCCTTGCATCAAGTAATCAAATTCGGAGCATAAACAGTCATATTGGAAGTGAGCTAAATCCGCATAAAGTTACCAAGGCTCAAGTAAATTTGGGATTCGCAGATAATACATCCGACCTTGATAAACCTATTTCTGATCTTACTGCACAAGCTCTAGAGAAAAAAGTAGATAATATAACCCTTGAAAATGAATATTATACTAAGATAGCAACTAACGCAGAAATAGACGGCAAATTTGGTGCGATTAATATTATCAATGGTAGTCCAACAGAATTATCACCCGAAGGAAATTTATCATACGATGCCTCGATTAATACATTTTCATTTACAAAGCCAACACTTCCAACTTTAGCTGATCTTGGGGGTCTTGCAATAGATGCTGTTAAACTTAATCCGCCTTTAGCTGGAAGCATACAAGGTAATGGAGTTTTATCATATGATGGATTAGGAATATTTACATATGATCGACCCACGATTGGTGGACTTGGCGGCTTCGCAAAAAATGAGATTGGATTAGAAGACAAGGGCAGTGATATTAGAAGTAATGGAGATTTATCATACAATAATGGAATTTTTACATATGATCAGCCCACGATTAGTGGATTAACTGATGGTAGGATAACTGTTACAGATGATGTCTTGAATGTAGATGGCTACGCAAGATTATCCGATCTAGAGTCTTCTGATTCTAATAATGATCAAACTGCCCAAGGTTTGGACGTGCGCATCACTACTAACAAAGAGAATATCGAAAGCAATGATAAAGATATTGCGGACCTCGATGTGCGCATCACTACTAACAAAGAGAATATCGAAAGCAATGATTCTGATATCGAGGAACTTCGGGACTTAATAGGAGACAATGATGCAGCAATTGATGATCTAAAAACAGCTTCGGGTGATGCTTCTGATCAGCTTCAAGGATTGCAAGGTATTCGTGATTCAATCACTGATTTATCAGATAATAAGGCTAATGTATCAGATTTAACTACTCATATAAATGATGAAAATAATCCACATAGGGTTACAGTTGGCCAACTTGGTTTAGAAAATGTAGATAATACAAGTGATGCTAATAAGCCTATTTCTGATGATACACAAGCTGCTTTAGATTTAAAACTTAATATCAGCGATCTTCCAGATACTACCCAGACGACAACAGATATTAATACTCTTAGTGGGTCGATCTCAGATAAAGCTGATCAATCATCTTTAGATACTCATACAAATAATGAAAGTAATCCACATAAGGTTACGGCGGCCCAACTTGGTTTAGAAAAAGTAGATAATACAAGTGATGCTAATAAGCCTATTTCTAATGATACACAAGCTGCTTTAGATTTAAAATCGAATAAAAATCATGTCGATGGCATTCTAGACTCTCATACTCAAGCACTAGACTCTCATACTCAAACTCTCAGTGCGCAAGGGAATTCAATTAATGAAAAAGCGACCGCGTCCGATTTAAATTCCCATACAAATAATGAAAGTAATCCACATAAGGTTACGGCGGCGCAACTTACTCTAGGAAATGTAGATAATACAAGTGATGCTAATAAGCCTATTTCTAATGATACACAAGCTGCTTTAGATTTAAAATTGGATGCTAATGATTCTGTATTAGATGGTATAGACACGAATACTCAATCGATTAATGGCCTTCAATCCATAGTTAATACGGCGCATGTTGCGGGTAGATCCAGTGCAAAACGGTTATATTTGACAGGATCGCCTTCTTCACAGGGAGGCGAGCGCGCTGAAATATCTTTATTAGCTGATAATTGGGTCCACAGCAACGAACGGAACAACGCTTATTATAAAGCAAAGAATCACATCTTTACTAATACTGGGTCGCACTCTGCCTTGAGAATTGCAGAAGATGGCACCTTAACCGCGGTAACGCAAACAATTGAGAAAATTGAAGCTGAGGGTGATAAAGCCATTGCAACTAAAGAATATGTTGATAGTGTAGCAAATGGAGATTTAGTGGCCCGGACATATGTAGATGATCAAGTCAGCGACGTTCATGACTCACTATCACTGTTGGCTTATAATATGTCTCTGGTTGCACCAGGTGGATCATACATAGCGGTACAAAGATATTCAACCCCAACAAAGAGCGATGGCAGTGCCTTCACCTCCAACTGGACGACTGGCGCAACTCACAGTAGCGCTGGCGCCTGGACGCAAGGCTACATTAGCAATGGTGGCTTCATTTTTAATTCAACGGGAAGTAAGCGAATGCAAGCCGTTAATTCTAATGCAGGTGGTTTTGCGATGGTCAATAATATTAGCCACTATAAATCAATGACGATTAATGTTGGTTATCAGTTTACTCGAAATACTGATGATGGATCTAGCTTTTATATGCAATATAGTATAAAGAATACAAATAATGTTTTTGATGTGACGCCAGGTGGTTCTCTTATTACATTGTCAAAGGCAGAAAATGTAGGTGGTGGTTGGACCGGTAGTCAAGATCAGCCAGCTGGCTGGGGTGTTGTACACACTCATAACTCGAATGTGGTCGTCCCGCCGAATTCCAAAATATTCTTTAAATTTACAGCTCAGATCAATGGAGGGAGTGGCCAATACGAAGGCCTTGGACTCAGAGGATTCAGTATCACTTCTCCTACTTGGAGTTAATTTAAATAATGTATCACTTAATTTTTAAGAAAGAAGAAGACGCATGGAAGAGGTCTCTTAAAGAAGGAAAGAAATTTCCAAAGAAGATAAATCCAAATGTGTGTAATAGATTCGAAATGTCATTCGGATATGTAACTAAACCAATTTTAACACCGGAGAATGATTATGTCCTTCCAATAGAAAACTACAAGTTGACTAAGAAAGAAGAAGATGAAAAAATCATATATCCATATTAAATCTTATAAATAGAATCATGCCTCTTACAAAAAATACAACTTCTATTGCATATCAGACCACTGGTAATACCGAAACATTTGTCACAGGAAGCACCATAACCCCAGGTGCATTATTACAATGGGATAGTAGTGGTAATGCGGCTTCAAGTGGCTTTGATATTTCGCAAGAAGATTTTGGTGGTACACTACCATCAAGCGCATCAACTGTACCTACTCAAGTTGCGATTGATAATCTAATCAATTCTAGATTGGGAACTCAAGATGGATCACAATTAGGTTTGGTCAGTGTGGGTGAGAATAATGAACCTGCAGGTTCGGGTGGAATCATTATCTCACCTAAGGTAAATGGTGAACAGATAATAACATATACACCACCTGATGTTCTTACTGCAGAACAAATAGATAATACAGGTTTTGATAGTGGCGAGTTTGCTTCTTTTGATTCCAATGGTAATCTTGTATCATCGAAGATAAAACAGTCTCTTGTAATAAATTCAAGTTCAACTGATAATACATTTCCCACAACAAAGACGGTCTTCGATTATGGTCGGAATATCGCCGCAAATAGATTACTTGGTGTGGATGATACCATTGGACATGGCGATTTTCTTTCTTATAACTCTGCAACTGGGGGTTTCGAAGCCTCGACCTCCACAGTAGGCAATCATAAATTATTTAGTGCAACTCATACAGATGTAGCAACTAACATAACCCCATCCTACGGTGATTCAATTTACTATGATGGTACAGAATGGACTAAAGGAAACTTTGGTAATTGGGGTGCTGATATGGAATATAAAGGCATCACTAATCAGAATGGTGCGACTTTTAGTGACTTATCATATTCGGGCGCAAGTAATACAGACGTCAGAAAATTCATTTTTGATTCTGGCTTCGGCGATGCAATGCCACAGGGATACGCAGCGAGAAATTATTCCGGCTCCAATCTATCAGGCAATTTCTCTACAAGAATAATAACAGGAATCGATAAAGTAGAAATTAGTGGATTACAAGGCGGTAACCAAGGCCAAAACGTCGCGTCGGGTAATAATTATCCCGGCGGTACTGGAACTTATATTTATGATTCAGAACAAAACGTGTGGTACAATTCCGATTATAATGGACCAGATGATCGCGGCTGGTTTTACCACTTCCACCCAACATTGAATCGCTGGCAAAGTGGAAATACCGTCGAGCTGGCCACGCAATCCTCAGGCGACACGCTGGCCTTCATGTCACCGAGTCCTACTGAAGCTCAAGGTTTTTGGGCTATTCAAGATAATTCAGCCTTTCAATGGAAAAGTTCGACTTACTCAGTAGCGAATTTCATTGGGCTGGAAACCGTAGCGCAGGGTGGAACTGCTTCTTATATATTCACTCCTGGTACGACTACCTCGACAGAAAATCTGACTCCATTAGGTTTTTCTACAATAGATGATGGTGTAGATATTACTGGGGGTAATTTTGCATTATCAAGTAAGATTCAATTTCCTATTAG